GACCGAGTTCGACGCCAGTTCCGCTGCGCGAGACACGAATGAGTGGGTCGCCATACCTAGTGTAGCTATCGTACTGCTCATCGCTGCGGTGGCCGTCGACGTGCGCGCCTCCGTCCTGCGATCTCATCATGAAAATCATGTTCTTGCGCGTAAGCGTGAACTGAGAAACCGGGTGAAAGATGCGCTGCTCGTACCAACGTGAGAACGGAAGCCAGCGGTACTGCTCCCGGAATGGCCCATCTCCCAGAACGGGTTCGTATGTTGCGCCATCGAGTCGAACCCTCACGAACAATAGCGGGGATGCCCACGCCGAAATGACGGCGCCGCCCGAAACTGAAGGAGGTATCACGAGCGAAGACAGCATTCGCGCCTTCGCCAAAATTCCGAGCTGGCCAAGCAGGGACTTTGTTCTCCCAGTCCCATCGTGCACCAAAATATACATGACGCTGGCTAGGGTCTTTGCCTGCCAGAGCTGCCCACTGTCATATCCGGCAGCTGACGATCGGAGCGCGTCCAGCTGCTCTCGAAGTTCCAGCTCCAACTCCTCCGAGGACTTACGAAACTTTGGCAGGGGTCGAACCTCAATGACTTGCGAAGTCGAGCAGTCGCGCAGTTGGCGCCATTTTAACGCGAGTGGCAACTACCGCCCTGCCCTGCGGCCCCAGCCGAGGGCGTCGCCAGCGTGATCGATGAAGGCGTTGAGCAGCATGGCCTCGTCGGACGGGGCAAAGCCGATCAGCTGGCGCTGCGGATAGTCGATCTCGGGGCCGTCAGGGGCGACCTGGTCGCGTTCGCCATAGTGGTGGACCCGGGCGAAGCGGGATGCGCGCGAGGTGAACTCGACCCAGGCAGACTCACTGTCCGCGCCCGCCTTGAGCCAGCGACTGGATCGCAGCCCCCGGAACATGGGGGCGGAACGGCGAAGCACCTTGCCCCTTACGCCGCGAGCGCCGGCGGCATCGACCGAGGTGTCGGCCTGCCCCTCGGGCGGGAGCCAGCGGATCACGCGGGACTTCTTGAAGGTGCGCAGGCCGTCAGCCTCACGGTCGAAGCCGACCATCATCTGGCCTTGCTGGCGCCAGCTGCGCATATCGACCAGACGCGGCGGGCCGGACCCGCCAGATGGATAGAGGAATCGGACGGGCCGGGTCGCGGGCTTGGCGGTGCGTCGCGGCTTGCGCTTGGGCCAGCTGGATCCATCGGGCGCGCGCTGGGCCGCCATGCGGCGCTGCTGAACGCGACGAATGTCGCCGGACATCCGCCGAAGCAGGCGGGTGCGCGCCGGCGCCTCAAGCGCGGCCAGGCAGGCGGCGGCGATCTCGTGCAGCTGGGCCAGGTCCTCGGCCATCAGGTGACCTCGGGGTGCTCTTCGCAGCGGGCGATCACAGCATCGTCCAGATAGACGATATGCAGCGGCGGACCGTCTTCCATGGCGAGCGGCTCGGGCGGTTCGAGATAGACCAGGTCATGGCCGCCGCCCGGGCGCGGTTCGAACCGGTAGGCCTCAGTCAGCCTGAGGTCGATGTGAATGTCGTATTTGTCCTCGTCGAGCAGCTCGAACGTCAGATCCATGCCGCGGGCCGTGGCCTCCGGGCTGGAGATCAGGTCATGTTGCCAGCGCTGGATCCAGAGCAGGAGCGGAACCGAGACCTCGGCCGGGTCGCCGGCGAAGTCCAGCATGGCGATCTCGAGCGTGTAGTGGTACTCGAACGCCTGGCCCGGCCGGGCCGAGGCGAACAGGCCCAGCTTGGTCGCCGCCATCTGCAGGCGGTAGGGATCCGTCTTGAGGCCATGGCGAGGGTCGAGGGCCGCGGTCAGGGCGGCGCGAATGGCGTGCGGCTTCTTCACGGCTCGACACCGAGCGAGCGCAGCCACTCATCCTCGTCGGCATGTTCGCCAGCGTGGACGTCGACGGCAGTCTGCCGGGCGATGTCGCAGTGGACGAGGGCGACGGCCTGATCGACCAGCAGCTGCTCGAGGGTGTCAGCGGACAGCTTGCTCGGCAGTTCAAGCAGGCGGCACGGCTGGATCGCGCTTTCCGGCATCTCGCGCCGGGGCGGCGTCACCGTGACCGGCACAGACGGACGGGCGAAGGTCGCACAACCGCTGCCAGGAATCGCGCAAAGCAGCGCCATCGTCAGGAAGAGGGATTGTTTCATCGGCCTGGGCCTCACGTTGAAGGGCAAAGTCATGCGCGATCGCGTCGGCGTCCGCGCGATCAGTGGCACCGCGTTCGACCAGGCGCGTGGTGGCGCGGGCGCCAGTGGCCTCGGCGGAGCGGGCCGCGCCGTCGGCGGTGGCGACCGCCGCCTTGCCTTCGGCCACCTCGGCACGTCGCTCGGTCGCGTTGAATGGATCCCAGCGAAAGCCGAGGCCGCCGAGGATCTGGACGCTGACCACGGCAAAGGCGATCGAGGCGACCGCGATCATGATCCAGTGGACCGACGTGAAGCGTTTGATGTCCTTGGCGCGCATCAGGGATAGACTTTTCGGTCCAGCTCGAAATGCGGGCCGTCGCGAAGGCGCGGCCAGTCGCCGCCCCAGATGATCGGGATGGCGAGCTCCTTCGACCCCTGTTTGAAGGCCTTCGCGATGCGCGGATAGAGCGGCCAGTCCCAACGGACCTCGCTTCCGATCATGGCCGCGACATCGATGGCATGACCCGTCAGGTGGCGAGAGTTCAGGGTACGGCTTGCGCCAGCCTTCACCAGCTCGGCCTGCCGCGCGGGTGTCCGCAGTCCCTCGGTGATCATGAAATCGACTTCGGTCAGGGCGATGGCCCTTTCCGCGACACGGATCAGGTCGGGGTGGACGCCCTGCATGCGCGAGCGGGAGCGGGCTGAAAATCGAAACGCCATGTCAGGGCTCCTCGGGTTTGTCGAAATCGACGTCGAGTTCGATGCCACCGGCCTTGACGCCGACGCGGCCGGCGCGACCAAAGGCCAGGGTGATCATGACCAGGCCGACGATTAAGGTGCTGGCCAGGCCCATCCAGGTGGCGCCCTGGATGCGCGCCAGCCAGATGCTTTCGGCCTCGGGGAAGCGCCCATGCTGGAGCCACCACTGGACATGCGCGGCCAGCGCCGTGGCCACCATTCCGCCGCCGAGCATCAGGGCGAAGCGGATCATGGGCAGGGCCTTCAGCAGACCGAACAGCTGACCGGGCCCGAATACGAAAGAACGGCGGCGGATCATGATGCGTCCCTCTCGAGGCGGTCGCGGATCCACGCCACGTCGCGCTGCACGGCGACCAGATCCCCGTTGGCCAAGGGCTGGGTCCGGTCCTCGAGCGTCTTGAGGCGCTGCTCGCCCTGGGCACCGAAGAAGACCCAGCCCGCGACCGTGATCGAGGCGGCCCAGAGGAAGGCGACCTTTGACCAGTTGATAGGGGGATTGATCGGAAGGGTGTGGTGAGCGGTCATGTCAGTCCCACAGGTTGATTGTGGGCGGGGTTGCCGGGGTGGTGGCGACCGCAGGGATGACCACGCGTTGGCCGGCAGTCAGGAACGGCCCCTGATCCGCGAGGTTGGGATTGGCCGTCATGACCTGTTCGACCGCGGGCGATCCCTTGCCCAGGGTGCGATAGACCAGGGCGTCAACGGTTTCGCCGGCCTCGGCTTCGACGCGGATGGCGGATGTGAGCCGGGCCATCAGAGCGCCTCGGCGATGACGCGGGTGCGGCCGAGGAAGTCCCGGACAGCCCAGGTGACGTTGCGCGTATGAATGCAGATGTCGGCCGACAGCTCTTCGGCGCGATCGGCGCCGGCCGAGGTCAGGCGCGAGCCGATCTGTCGCTCGGCCAGATCCGCGCCGACGACGGAATAGACCGCGCGATTAAAGCGCAGCACATAGTCACTGACGCCGTCGACCTGCATGCGCGCCGGGACGTCCTGCAGAGTGGCGTGGCCCAGCTCGACCTGTTCCGCGCGCCAGTCCGCCAGCGCGGTCGCGATGTCCAGCATGGCCTGAGACACCGCATCCCGCAGGCGGCCAGCAGTGACATTGGTGTCGACCCGGATGGCCTCGCGCACGGCGGTGATGTTCATATTCGGCCACCAGCCGTCGAACACGACCGTATCCGCCTCCGGGGGCTCGACCGGGGGCGTGCCGTCAGTGTTTGGAGGATTGAAGACGATTCCGGACATCAGTCTCTGGCCCTAGCGCTCGCCACGCGGTGGCTCGCTGCTTGAGGGCGTTCAGGTCGCCCCGAGGTGGGGCTGATTCCCCGGTCTACGGCGGTGGGGGACCGGCGCGACGATCGGCGGATTGGGACGCCGTCGTCTGCCGGTCCCGCCGCCGAGCGCCGGGGGGCGAAGGTGTCAGCCGCCTTGGCCGTCCTGTTCGGACGTTTCGGCAGCCGGAGGCTGTGTGTCGGCTTCGGCACCGGCCTTTTTCAGGGCGCGCTGCAGCTTCTCGATGTCCTTCTTGACGCCGACGCGCTCGTTGAGCTCGAGCGCGCGCAGGTAGCAGCGCAGCGCCTGGCCCTGACGCGCGGTCAGATCCTCGGCATCGTCATCCCTGGCGCCGGCCAGAACCGCCAGGCCGAGCGCCCGGTGCAGCTTGGCCGTGATCTCGTCGTGGATGTCGGCGTCGACCAGCTCGATCAGATCCTCGAGCTCGGGCAGGACCGCCGCGGGGAAGCCGCGGGCGGCGTCCTCGCCGGTCTCATAGGCACGGATGGCGGCGTCGGCGATCTGCTCGACCACAAAGGACGGGGTCGCGCGCTTGAAGCGATCCGGCATCTTGAGACCGAACAGCAGCGCATGCTCGATCATCGGCATGGCGCCTTCGAAGTCGCCGACATCGATGCGCCAGGCCATCAGGGTGGTGAAGACCTCGTCCAGCGGACCCGGCGCGACCTTGCCCGCTTTGATCACGCCGTCGATCCAGCCGCCATAGGTGGGCAGGAGCTCGGCCTTGAGTTCGATCTTGCGCTCGATGGACTGGATGTCCTTGAGGCGACGCGAGTCCTCCTGCAGCTGCAGCATGATCTTCGCGGCCGCGCTTTCCAGCTCCCGCTGGTTGGCGCCGTTGTCATTGTCGCCCATGGCCTGCAGATCGACGCCGCTGGCCGCCAGGATGCGACCGGCGCTGGCCGCGATCAGGAAGTGCTTGCGTCGGGCTGCAGGGGAAGGCTGACGCCGCCCCGCGCGGGGAAGCGGCGGGTCCATGTCGGCCAGGACAGCCGGGGAAGGCCTGGCCTTCTTGCGGCCACGCGCCTTCTCGGCGGCCTGACTGGCAGCCTCAGCCTCTGCCGCGATGCGGGCTTCGGCCTTTTCACGGGCAAGTGTGCCAATGGACTTCACGGATGAGGCTCCTGGATCAGGGGGACGAGGACGGACGCGGCGGCTTAGGGCGCCGGATCCGGCGTCACGCCGAACTGGATGTTCTCGATCAGCAGGGCGTAGTCGTAGTCCTCGACGACATAGGCCTCATTGACCGACTCATAGGTCTCGATCCGGTCGCGCTTGGCGTTGTCCACGATGGTCCGGCGACGGGTGTTTTCCTGCTCGTAGATCGACAGGTTGTCGAAGCGGGTGATCAGGATGGAGTTGTCGGGCACGAAGGGCACCTTGACCGCGCCGTGGCCGCCGAGCTCGCGCTTGGACAGGATGACGTCGAGGGCCAGCTTTTCGGTCGGCTTCTCCTCGCGATCAACGAAGGGGAAGTACTTGTCGTGGAGCAGGCCGCCGCCGACGATGGCGACCAGGCCGGTGTCACCCTGGGCCCAGGCGGGCAGGAAGGAGTGGACGGCGTCGAACACCAAGGCGTCGAGGTTGCGGTAGTCGCCGACGCCGACGGTGGGATCGATGATGATCAGATCCTCTTCCTTAGCGCCCTCGGCGAAGACGTGAGTCGGTTTGTTGGCGCGGATCTGTTGCAGCCAGCCGATGTTGACGTCCTGCAGCAGCGGGTTCGCGCCGCGATCAGTGACGGCGGCGGCGTTCAGACCGTTGAAGCCGATCATGATGCGATCGCGGGCCTGTTGCTGGATGACCTGGTTGCGCATGCGCAGCTGGAAATCCTTGAACTTGGCCCAGAGGTCGATCTTCGAATATTTGACGTGGGTGTCCGAGTTCGTCTGCTTGCAGGTGTACAGATCGTTGTCGAGCGTGGTCGGGTCCTGGGTGGCGCGGTCGTTCACGTCGGTGTTCGTGCGGCCGGCCAGGGTCGAGCCGATGCCCAGGCCCAGCTTTTCCGCCGACTGCTCGGACACCGGGACGATGTTGATGCGGCTGAGGAACTCGGAGGATTCTCGCTGGCGGTCGATCAGCGTCTGCTGGACCGTCGGGGTGACGGTGAAGCTCTGCCCCCGGTTCACGACGTCGGGGTCGACGCCGTTCAGGGTCGCCTGCTGGAGCAGGTATTGGTTGAACTGCGAGCGGGCGGCGTTGCTGAGGGCGTTACGCATGTGGGGTTTCCAGTCGGGCGGTGATCAGGGGGTCGGAATCGGTGCGGGGTTTCGGATTCAGCAGTCGGCCAGCTGGCTGCCGGTTTCGCTGCCCGTGGCGGCGGGGCGCTGCGAATAGCCCGGCGACGGGGTGTTCTCGATCGTCGCCTTCATGCCGGCGAACTCGCTCTGCAGGCGGGTCATTTCGGCGCGGTGTTGGGTGGCCAAGGCCTCGCGATCGGCCTTCATGGCCGCGGCCATGTCGCCGAAGAGGGCGGTGAAGCCCTGGATCACGGCGGCGTTCGGATCAGCGGGCGGGGTTTCCGGCTGTTGCGGCGCGGGCTGCTCGGGCTTTTTGCCCTCGATCATGGCCGTGAACTTGGCCAGCACCTTGTCGAAGGCAGACTCGGCATCGGCGGGCGGCGCCGTCTCGAACTCGATGGTGGTCTCGATCAGGGCCGAGAACAGGCTGGTTGCGTGCTGCTTGCGCGCATCGTGGGCGGCCTGCTGCTGCTGGGCTAAGGGGTTGTCCGCCTTGGCCGTGAACTTCAGGGCCTCGGTGCCCAGACTGGCCGGGTTGTCGGTGACGGCCAGGCCCATCAGGTAGCATTTGCCGGTGCCGGCAAAGTTCGGCTCGATCTCGATCGAGGTGTAGATCTTCTGGCGGGCCTTGTTGAACTTGATCAGCTGATCGGTCGGATCGATCTGGGCATAGAGGGCGAGGCGCTTTTCCGTCTTGCCGGCCAGCTCGATCTCGACCTCTTCGGTCCGGACCGCAAGGACGTCGCCATAGGCGATGAAGGGGCCCTCGGCCGAATAGCCCTTGATGTGCTCCATGTTGACCCGGGCACCGAAGGTCGCCGGGTTATAGCTGGCGGCCATCTCGAGCAGCCAGCTGCGCTCGATGGTGCGACCGTCCGAAGCGGTGGCCCCCTCGACGGCAACGCGGAACCATTTGGACTTCGGGGTGGCGGTCGTATCGGACATCGGGGCCTCGGGTGATGGGCGTTCGAAGCGCCGGATGCGGCGCGGACTGATCGGGCCGCAGATCACCGCGATGAGGCGCGCCTTCTCAAGGCGGGGCTGTTGTGCCGTGCGGTGCTGACAACAGGGGGCCGAAGGGCCGTCGCGCGCGCGCGGTTAGCGTCCGCCCCAATGAAACAGCGGCCCCAGAAAGCAGAAGGTGCCACAGCGAAGCGCGCTACCGCTCCGCTGCTTGAGCGCGGCGACGGCGGTCCCGACGACCTCGGGGCGATGCTGGCTGCGAACAGCGGATTCGGGTTTCCGGTCGCGGCAATGCTGGATGCGCGGCGCGCGGCCAGGTTCCTCTATTGGGCCTGCTGGCGGCTGTGTGACATCGCCGAGCTGATGGGCGTGCCGGAAGGCACGATCGCAAGCTGGAAAGCGCGCGAGGAATGGGACAAGGCCACCCCGCTCGAGCGCATGGAGGGGGTGACTGAGGCTCGCTACATCGCCGTCGCCATGAAGGACCGGAAGTCCGGACTGGACTTCAAGGAGCTGGACCTGCTGGGCCGCCAGGCCGAGCGGTTCGCCCGGGTCCGCAAATACGAAGCGGGCGGCAATGAAGCCGACCTGAACCCCAAGGTCGGCAACCGCAACGCCGGGCCGAAGAAGAAGCCGTCCCGGAACCGGATCACGCCGGATCAGGCCGAGATCCTGAAGGCGCGGTTCCTCGAGATCCTGTTCGACTATCAGGCGGGCTGGTGGTCGAAGCGGGAGCTGCGCAGCCGCAACATCCTGAAGAGCCGGCAGATCGGGGCGTCATACTATTTCGCGCTCGAAAAGCTGATCGTCGCGCTCGAGACCGGCAAGAACCAGATCTGGCTGTCGGCCTCGAAAAGCCAGGCTCATATCGCCCGCGGCTATGTTCGGGCATTTGTCATGGAGACGATCGGCGTCGAGCTGAGCGGCGATCCGATCCTGATCGATCGGGGCGAGGATGATGACGGGCGGCCGCTCGAGCAGCCGACCCTCTATTACCTGGGCACCAATGCCCGGACGGCGCAGGGCTATCACGGCGACTTCTACTTCGACGAATATTTCTGGGTCTTCGGCTTCCAGGTGCTGAAGAAAGTCGCGTCGGGCATGGCGATGCAGAAGCGGTACCGGAAGACGTTCTTCTCGGCGCCGAGCTCGGTCACGCACGAGGCCTATCAGTTCTGGACCGGTCAGGAGTGGAACAAGAAGCGGGCGAAGGATCGCCGCATCGACTTCGACACCAGCTGGAAGGCGACCAAGGACGGGCTGTTGCTGCCCGACCGGATCTGGCGCCAGACCGTCACGATCGAGGACGCCGAGCGCGGCGGCAACGACCTGTTCGACCTGGAGGACCTGCGCGACGAGTATTCGGCGCCGGAATTCGCCAACCTGCTAATGTGCCAGTTCGTCGACGACACCCTGTCGGTGTTCCCGATGACGATCCTGACGCCGTGCATGGTCGACGAGCAGGAGGTATGGCCCGACGTCGACCACGTGCGGATCACCCTGGGCTTCGGCAAGCCCTATGACGGTGAGGTCTGGCTGTCATACGACCCGAACGGGGATGGCGAGAACGCCGACGCCGCGGGCCTGATCGTGCTGGCGCCGCCGCGGACGCCGGGCGGCAAGTTCCGCGTGCTGGAGCGTCGGCAGTTCAAGGGCAGCGACTTCACCGACCAGGCCGAGGTGATCCGCGAATACACCAAGCGCTACAACGTCACCAAGATCGACATCGACAAGACGGGCATCGGCAATGCGGTCTTCCAGCTGGTGCGGACCTTCTTCCCGCGCGCGACCGGTCATCAGTACGACGCCTTTGTGAAGACCCAGATGGTCTACAAGGCCCTGGACGTCGTCACCAAGCACCGCATCGAGATCCCGGCCGGCTTTACCGACCTGCTCGGTGCCCTGATGGCGATCCGGCGGACCATGACGGCATCGGGCCGGCACGTGACCTATGAAGCCAGCCGCACCAAGAACAGCGGGCACGCCGACCTGGCCTGGGCCCTGTTCCAATCCCTGATCAATGAACCCATCGAAGTCGCCATCGGCGGCGGCTCGAGCTCTACCGTGGTGATCTCTGATGACTAGCCCCCTGCCCCGTGCCCGCCAGCTGGCGCGCGCCCGTGCCCGTAGCGGCGTCGACGCCATCCCGCGCGAAGAGCGCGGCGAACTGTCGATGGCCGCGCGCATGTCTCTGGACCCGTCACCCGGGCCAGCCCTCGGCCTCGAGGCTTCGACCGCCACGGCGACCGCCTTTGCCCTGGGGGATGCCGAGCCGGTGCTGAACCGGCGCGACCTGATCGAGTGCCTGGACTGCTGGGAGGTTTCGGGCGTCGGCGGTCGCTACTATCAGCCGCCGATCGACCAGGCAGTGCTGTCGCGCGCGATGAATGTGACGTCGCATCACGCCAGCGCGTTCCGGGTGAAGATCAACCAACTGGTCCGCGATTTCATTCCGCACCCGATGTTGAACCTCGAGACGTTCGAGGGCCTGGCGCTCGACTATCTGGTCATGGGGCAGTGCTATGTGGAGCAGGTCACCAATCTGGTGAACCGGCCGATGGCGCTGCGCCGTAGCCTGGCCAAATACACCCGCCGAGGCGTCGAGCCCGGGGCGTTCGTCTTCCTGGCGGCCTATATGAAGGAGCACTGGTTCCCGAAGAGCGCTGTGCTGCAGCTGATGCAGCCCAGCCTGGATCAGGAGATCTATGGCGTACCCGACTATCTGAGCGCGCTGCAGTCGGCCTTCCTGAATGAGGCGGCGACGCTGTTCCGGCGACGGTACTACATCAACGGGGCGCACGCCGGCTTCATCCTGTATGTCGGCGAAGGTGGGCTGAGCGATGCGGACGCGGCCGCCATCCAGGGCGCGGTCAAGAACACCAAGGGCGTCGGCAATTTCAAGTCGATGTTCGTGCACCTGCCGAACGGCAAGAAGGACTCGATCCAGATCCTTCACCCGGGCGAGGCGGCGGCCAAGGATGAGTTCGTCGGTATCAAGAACGCCACCCGCGACGACGTGCTGGCCGCGCACCGCGTGCCGCCCCAGCTGCTGGGGGTGATCCCGCAGACGGCAGGCGGGTTCGGCGATGTCGAGAAGGCCGAGGCCGTCTTCCACCAGGCCGAGATCATCCCGCTGAAGATGCGCCTGCGGGCGATCAATGAGTGGCTCGGGATCGAGGTGGTGCGGTTTAGGGAGCGGGGAACATCAACCAGCGAACTGAAGTGAAGGCGCCAAATATTAGCGGGGGTACAACGCGAATGACATCTATGAGCACCTCCGCATGCCGGTAACCCGCCCTGTTGGCGGGATCCTCTCGTAAGAGCTCATATCTCAGCCTCAGGGCGTCATCCATCTGTTCCCTAAGCTGCCGATCAATGTCGTCGATTGGGCGCCTCGATCTCTCAGTCGACAGCCGGTGGAGTTCGACCTCCACTTCATTGATTGTCTTGCGAAGGCTTGTGACTTCGTCTGTCAGAGCCCGTCGTAGGGTTTCGTCTGTCACATTTGAGAGCTGGTCGATCCGGCGCTGATATTCGTCCTTGAGTCGGTCGCGCTCAGAGAGCGCAACCTGATGGTGCTGGTCGACAAACGATAGATGATCGCTTTCGCGCTTCTGAATCTGCCGACGTGCATCCTCGACACGTTCGGATGCCGCGTCCAGCGCATCCGCACGTCGGAACTTCATTCGCTCGGTCAGGACAAGATCGTAGCATGTAGTCAACTGGCCAGTTAGAAATACATACTGCACTGTCGCGTAGATGAGGCCCGCAAAAATGACCTGACTGGCCAACCAGTTAGGCAATTCTACGAAAGTTAGCCATGCATTGAGCTCCTCCAACTGAAGCAAACCCAAGTAATACAATGTCGCAATGCCGGCCGAGACGTAAATCCACTTTCGCGCCTTCATTACGCGCACATACGCGCCGTCAGCGGCCGTGTGCTCGTCATCACCCAGAAGGAGTTGGAAATTCATGCGCCGTCCCTCTCGAAGTCGGCCGAGTACGTAGGTCCGACACAATCACAATTTATGCATGAAAGGCGGGGGTCGCGCACCCCTTGATGCCCCGCGAGATTGTCAGCACCGCACGGCACAAACGCTACCGGCTAGTCCGGCATATGCCAACTATGGTGGACCGGGCCCGTCCCCGGCTCGATAGAGGCGGGGGCCGGGTGCGCTAACACCCGAGCCGCCGAGAGCGAACTCAGCACGTCCAGGGGTGCACCCCCTTCTCGCCCCGCCACCGGCCTGACCGGCGGGCGATATCCGTGATTGAGTCGCTTGTGAACGCAACAACCCACCTGCCCGTGAACCCTGTTTCCCCGGTCGCCGCCTATATCGGTGGCAAGCGCAATCTGGCCCGGCGCCTGTGCGCCCTGATCGAGGCGACGCCCCATGAAGCCTATGCCGAAGCCTTTGTCGGCATGGGCGGTGTGTTCTTTCGCCGGCGAAGCCGACCGAAGTGCGAGATCATCAACGACCTGTCGGGTGAGGTGGCGAACCTGTTCCGCTGCATGCGGGCGCACCCGGGCGCGCTGTGTGACCTGATCAGCCTGCAGCTGCAGTGCCGGGCCGATTTTGACCGCGAGCAGCGGGTGGACCCGACCCAGCTGACGGATCTGCAGCGCGCGGCGCGCTTCGTGTTCCTGCAGAAGGTGGCGTTCGGCGGCAAGGTGACGGGTCAGGACTTTGGCATGTGTCGCGATCGAGCCAGCCGATTCCAGGCGTCAAAGGTCGGGGCCGACCTGATGGCCGCGGGCCGTCGCCTCGAGACCGTGGTGATCGAGCAGCTGACCTGGTCGGACTTCATCCGCCGCTATGACCGGCCGGGGATGCTGTTTTACCTCGATCCGCCCTACTTCGACTGTGAAGGGGACTATGGCCCCGGCATGTTCGACCAGGGGCAGTTCGAGATGATGGCCGATCAGCTGGCCGGGATCCGGGGACGGTTCATCCTGTCACTCAATGACAAGCCTGAGGTGCGCAGTATCTTCGGTCGCTTCAACATCGAGGGCGTGGGCACGCACTACAGCCTGGCCGGAAAGGGCGCGAAGCCTGCCGGCGAGGTAATCATCACGGGTGGGGGTTCTCGCCCATGATGAGATTGTAGAACAAAAGGGGGGCAACCCTGTTAATTTTTTCGCGCGCGCGGCGATGAGCGATCCGAACGCGGGGGTGGGGGCGGTTCTTTCGAAGGCGATGCCGGTGATCCTGACGGAGCCCGATGAGCTCAAGGTCTGGATGACGGCGCCCCGGGATCTCGAGAAGGAGTTGTAGCGCTCGTTGGAGAGAGGGGCCCCTAGTATGCCTATGAGCTCTATGTGTTGCTTGAGCGCATTGGCATTTCAGGCGTGCAATCTGTCTGGCCGGTTGTCCAATGCAGAGGCTCGCCGTATAGGGGATCGACTGGGATTCCTTATGACCACTCTGGCTCGTCAACTCTGCGCGTTGTTCGCCGTCGCCATTCTGGCGGCGATGAACCTGCACGGGATGACACAGTCCCAGCACACGATGGCCCACATCGCCGACTGGCCGGCGGTCGCGCTGGTCGAAGTGTCTGACGACCACGATCATCACGGCGCGCACATTCATGTCGCGCCGGACGACGTCCCTGACAGGGAGACCGAACCCAGCGACCGGGATGTCGATGGAGAGCGACCCGTCAGCCACCACCATCATGGCGGCGGCGACAGCCATGGGGCCGTTCCCGTCCTGAGTCGCGCTCTCGCGGAAGCGTCACAGATCGCCTCGATCACCATCAATCCGGGCTCAGGGCCGCCTCTGGCAGGCCTAAGCGGCGACGGGATCGAATACCCTCCGAAACGGACGCTGACGGTCATCTGAACCGGCGTGGCCGCCCGGCCGCGCGCGCCCTTTTTCGGAGATTTCCTTGAGACACCCAACCGCCGGCATGACCGGACGGCGGGCGCGAGCCGCAATGGCATCCGCGCTCACCCTCACCGCAGGTCTCGCCCTGCCCAGCGGCATAGCCTTGGCCCAGGAGGCCATCCCCGCCGCCGAGACTCCTCTTCCGACGCTGAGCCTGCCCGACGCGCTCGCCCGGGCGGCCCGGGCCGACCCGGCGATCGCGGGATCGAACGCCCGGGCCCGCGCGGCCGAGGCGC